TTGCCGGGGATCTCCAGTTCCTAGGAACGTGGAGGCACGTCACTTCGATTTTCGGCCTCGTTGTCAATGAAGAGAAGACAGGGTTTAGCCGCCGTTGGATAGAATTGAACAGTTCTATCTATGACGCTTTTCGTCGCAGGTTTGTCGCCAAACCTGTTCTGTCTTTTCTACTCCCTTCCCGCACCTCAACAACTAGCATCCTTCGGTCTGTCATCGAGGGTGTCCGCTCTTTTCGACGTTCAGTCCAGCTGTACGTTGTGAAGGTGGTGGCGAGGCACGAGATAGCCCTTAGGGGTTGTCTCGCCGATCTTCCTTTGATCGGCCCTTGGTGGCGGTCGCAGCTTGTGCGAATTCGCTGGTTTCGGGCCGCGTGTCTCTCCGACGCGCCGCCACTCAAAGAACGTGGTCAGATACGGTCCCTTCCATCCGTGGTTGGGCCTCCCCCCCGTGTCTGCGCCTACCGACTTGTTTCCAAGTACGCGGCTATCCTTCAACGGGATAGTGTCGATCGATGGCTGGGTGTGAGAGTGGAACCTCATACCGCAATCATCGATCGACGGCGTGCCTGGTCTCAACGACGTAGGTTTAAATCACCTCGTCTCCATTCCTGGTTTCGGTGGGGAGGGCTTAGGTGGTCTTTCGTTTGGCCGGCGGATCTCTTTGAGATTGCGCAGTCAATCGACGGACTTCTTCGTCCTTTGTCCTCTCGTAAGTGGAGGGATGACCATCCTTTCCTGACGGTCCGCGGTATCGTTCTTGAACGATCCCGCGGGCCAGCCACCGTCTACCATCTGACCCCTCCACCTCAGTCTTACGTCCCGCTCCGCGGGAGTCGTTAAGCTGCAAGCGGTGGTCTGACTGTAACAGGGAGGTTACGGCTACTCATATGGGAAGGCGCGGGCCTTCTGGAAATTAGTTGGGCATCGGACGAAGTGACTTTAATAAGTCACCGGTCGCCCCGAGATCCGATCCCGTTCGGGGTAAAGTCAGGGAGCGTGTAAAGAGTCCAAGTACCTCTTGTTCTTACTTTGTAGCGATTGTAAGGCGGCGGGTGCTACTTGGTGTCGCTTGACCCGAACACCGATGATGACGTAATCATCCTAATTTT